TGAAGTAGAAATTCTTATTCGTATGGAGGCAGATTCTGACGCCCCTGATGGGGCAATACGCTCTATGAGAGAAACTGTCGAAGAGTGGGAAGATCAAGATGAGTTGAGAGCAGCCGTTAAAAGTGTGGTTGACGCGTCCATGAGAAAAGTAAGCCAAAATAAACAATCTAAAGATCCTCTTTCGGAAAGCAAGAGGATAGTAAACACATGGAAGGAGTTCTTAAGAACATGAAACTAATAGTAGAAAACTGGCAAAAGTTTATGGCCGAGTCTTATATGAGAGATTTATCTCCCGAAGAAGAAGAAAAGGTGGACAGAGCTATCGCACAGATCAAAAAAGAGTATGTCGACTATCCTGAAGAAGTACAAACGATCCTTAGCCTATTTAATAATTTTTTAAGTTTAGATAGCAACGCTATGCACGATGTAGTGATAAAAGTTAATAGACAATTAAAAGAATGGCATGTTGCTTGTTATTGGGATGATGGCTGCAAGTGGAACACCCAAGGAGAACATTCCAACAAATACAGTCGAGGGCGCCCAACAAAACCGTTATTGTCACGCGGCGTTAAAGGAGCTTTAATGGACCTTGCGATGGTGTCCACCGGTGCGAAGGGCAACACTATGCACAAGGCGTTTAAACGTTGAAAGCCTTATTTAAAAAACTCTATCGCGATCTTTGTTTAGTTGCAATCGGAATGAACATCAGTTTTGTTGTGATTGCTGTAATTACAAAAGACCCGAACTTAGTCTTATTAGGATCTGCATCGGCAATTCTTTGCGGTGTCGGAGCATGGCATAACTTTCCAAAGGAAAAAGAAGAATGAGAACAAAACTATTAAATAACAATCCTAACTCTATGGCGATGATTATGGAGAATTTTCGACGCTATAGCAATGAGGAAGATATTCAGCGCGTATATCTCTTAGAAGAAGGAAAAGTACATAAAGAAACTAGTTTGTCTACCTTAATAGAAATGAGAGACAACGGTGAAATCGATACTTTACAGTTAGTAGATTTAATCAACGAATCTGCAGAATACGAAGTAGAACAGATTTTATTAGAAGAAGGAAAGGTTGGTGAATTTATTAAGGGCGCGAAAGAAAAAATAAAATATGCATTTAGAGAAAAAATGCTTACATTTATGTATTCAAAGGTTGCTGCTTATCTTAGAGCAACTTTTGGACAAGAAAAGAAAGCTACTATTAAAATACAAAAACAATTATCACAAGCCACGGAAGCTTTAAAAAGTGGAAATATAAAAGAAGCCATGAAGCTCATGGGCGGAGCAGCATTCAGGGCCGCTCTTAAACCAATAGCTCTTTTCTTAAAAGGATTAGGAAAAGTTGTTAAAGGAATTCTTTGGATTGTCGGCAAACTTGGAAAAATGTTTAGATATCCGCTTGTCCGTGTTATTTTAATAGCATTCTTAGTTGTTGTTGCGTTTAAAGCTGTTGCTGTAGGAGCTGTCGTTGTTGCGGGAGCGAAAGTAGCCAACCAAATTACTGCATTGGCAACGGGCGAAACCGCAATTAGTCATGGTATAAAAGCAACCGGTCGTGCTGCGCTTGGGGCTTTAAGTGCGCCTGAACAACAATTGAATGAAATAGAAGACCTCGAAAGTATAGCTTCAATTTTAGGAGATATTGATTTTGATTCCCTCGGAGCTGCCATTATTAGCGCGGCGGCGAATTTAGAGGGAGCTGAGGTTTATACCGAAACTGAAATGACATCTCTCGCATATATGGGCCCGGATGGTGAAGTTATTGAAACCACCACCGCGGTTTTCAGTACTGCAGATGAGGCGCTTAGTGCAGAAATGGGGAGCATAGGTTTAATGAAGCTTGCACTTCAACATATTCAACAAGGAGGGGATTTGGCAGAGTTATCCGGCGGAGTATCCGAAGCGACAGCTGATGCGATGAGAGCGGCTGTTCAAGTAGCGCAAGTACACTGTGAAAACGATCCTGCGGCATGCGCGGGTGTGGCGGAGTTAACTTCCACTATTAATGAACTTTGGGTCGGGACGGTCGACCGAGAATTGTTTACGGCAGCCATCGAGGGCGGTGACGAGGCTATGAGGATAGCGCATTCATTAACTAATACTTCCGGGGTCAGCTCAGTCACAGGCGGCGCGGAGGCAGCGGCTCAAATCGGAATGGGCCCAGGAAATAGTTAAATGAAACTCCTGTTTGAAAGCTGGCGAGGATATTTAAATGAAGCAGAACTTAAGTATTCAGAAACTGCTGCAAAAGAAATATTTGATTTTATTGTGGATGCCCATAGAACAAAGAAGATTGCTACAATTTCATTGCCCACGGATGAGGTTTATTACTTAAATAATAATAAAATAAAAAATGGGATTCCTTTGATATGGTTTGGGAATGTGCAACATCAAGATATTTCCAAACTGCCGGCGCTTAGGGAACAATGGGACAGTCAAACCAAAACTTTTAAAAAGGACTTTTTAGATGTGTTCTTGGAAAAATCTTATAAATTAGATGTTGAGATCGATGGCAAAATGGATAGTTTGGGTATGGCTACTGCTGTTAAAATTAAGGGGAAACAAATTTTCAGTTTGAAAGTGAACCCAGGGTTGCACAAGAGTCTCGATCAATTAAAAGACACAATCAGGCACGAATTACAGCACATAACTCAGCGACTAAACGGATTGGCTTTGAAATATGGAGAGCAACTAGTTGCTGTCGGTGATGACTTTTCTAAGTTGAAGACATTAGAATTAAAAGATAGTAAGGCATTTGGTAGAGGTAAAGAAAAAACCGGCTTGAAGCAAGTCTCTCGAAAGCGCGCCAGAGAACTAGGAATCTCTAACGACGAAAGAGTAAAAAGGTATTTGGGTGATGATTTTGAATATGAAGCTTGGATGAGCGATATGTTATCGGATTTTACAAGATGGATAACCAAGACTAAAAAAATCTCACCGGTCGACTTGGTTTTGATCAATTATAGGGAGCAAAATCCTAATATGATGGCTTCATCGTCGATGAAGACGACGGCTTCATTGCAAGAACAGGATAATATACAAAAAAGGAAAGATATAATTCAATTGGCAAAAAGCATGAATATGAAACCGGCAGAGGTTGTCAAATTTTATAAAACACAGCCCTCTTTCAATACTTTGGCAATACGGATGGCGTCTTTAATACTTCGAAGTGATAAAGATTTAGAACAGTTTGCAAAAGATTCTAATATGCCAGATTATGCCAAGGCAGCCAAAACACTAAAGAAACTTAGACCAAAAGAGTTTGCCGGAGATTTAGTTAAAAATTTAGAACTTAGATTGAAAAAGATGGCGGAAGAAAATGAAACTCCTGTTTGAAAGCTGGCGAAGGTTCTATTCAGACAGACCTCGATTTGTTCTGACCGAAGAACGCGAGGAGTTTCCCACTATGACCCCCATAGAGGGTCCGGGTAGGCAGACCCCTAGGGCAGTCGAAGAACAGTGGCTAAAAGACGCTACAGAGGGCTTAAAACCGTATGGATACTACCCCATCAGGAAGCTTGGTGAGGGGCAGTACGGGAAAGTCTATCTTTCGAGGGATTTTAAGACCGAAACACCGGTTGCTGTCAAGATTGTCTCGAAATTTAGCGCAAAATGGGGCCGAGAACGCGATAATTACGCATTTGCTATGGAAAATGCTAGTTCTATGGACCCTAAATTTGCTGGCTATCTACCTGTAGTTTATGACATTAAGGAAGATGAACACGCTGTATACGTTATAATGGAGCTTTTGGAACCGGCGCCAAGGGAAGTAATCAACCAACTTCTTGCAAGAGATAACTCTTATGACACAGACCCAGACAAAGAAAAGAGGATTTTTGCTTCTGAAGCTGCAATTAATGACTTAATTGACATGGCGCTGAACAAAATGCCCGAATCTCCGCGGAACACGATGTCCCAGACTGGATTTGAGCAAGAGCACGTCGATGGAATTCAGCGGATAGCTCTCAATAGGTTTTTGAAAGGCGCTGATCTTACTCCAGAAGAGAAAGAGAAGCTAGATTTTATTGATTTTGCCAAGATGGGAGATCCACAGTCCGAGCGCATGCGACTCCATCGGTTGTTGGGCGCAGAGATTTATCATATGACTGTACAGGTCTCACCATACCCAACAGAAGTGATGGCACGTGCAACAATAGAGATGTTGGAGGATTCAATCCATCAAGCGATCTATAAACAGATTGTCCCTGTTCACCAAGCTACCAGTGTTCATAATACCAACACTTCTGGTGCTAGTGCCGGGATGTTAAGTGCGTTCCCAGAGGCAGAGGGGATTATGGCAGCTATGAAATACTTTGATAAGAGACAACATTTTGAACCGAAAGATGTACATTTTAAAAATGTTATGATGAGACCGAAGGATGGCCATCTAGTTATTGTAGATCTCGGATTGTTTGTGATAAAGAGGTAAATGAATGAAACTCCTACTTGAAAATTGGCGACAGTTCTTAAGTGAGTCAAAGCTCCGTGTCTTTGATTTTGACGATACAATAGCAAAATCCGATTCGAACATTCACATCACAACCGACACTCGTGACAGGATCACAATGACACCAGCCGAATACGCAAAGCACGATTTTAACCCAGACTATGATTATGACTTTTCAGAGTTTGATGAAGTGATTAACCCAAGAGAAATTAAACAAATAACAAACATTGTTCGCAATGCAATCAATGCCGGCACAGAGGGACGCGAGATTGCTATCTTGACGGCGAGGGCGCCCGGGGCAGAGTCCGCGATTCGGGATTATCTTGAGAGCATTGGTCTTGATACTTCGAAAATTACATTCGAGCTTTTAGCAGATTCAGATCCCAGCGCCAAGGCGGCGTGGGTAGCCGATCGAATAGAACAAGGTGCTACAGATGTATTGTTTTTCGATGACTCAGGGAAGAATGTGGAGGCTATCAACTCTTTATCCGCGCAATACCCAGAAGTTAAGATCAAAGCAAGAAGAGTAAAGTATGCCGAAGATATTGCGCAATAAGTTTGTTACAAAAAACTTAGTGAAATAAACTGGACATTTTTCAGTTGATAATCAAGAAAGTAATGAAAACTGAGAGGAGTTACCATTTGGGGTGAAGTCACTTGTAACAAATGACCTGCTAATCACTATTTATCATAGCATGACACGCTTTAGTCGGAGGTTATTTTATTATGCAAGATGATAATGGATGGGATCAATACTCAAAACTAGTTCTAAAACAACTAGAGACCCTTTCTCTTACTATTGAGGATTTAAGAGGGGAACTTCAAGATATAAAAGAGAGATTAACTGAGCTACGTGTAAGAGAAGAGAGAATCGAGGATATACGTACATGGAAGAATAAAGTAGACGAAGTTGTTTCGCCTACACAGCTTAGTATGTATATTAAAGAGATTGAAGAGCTTAAAATATTTAAAACCAAGGCTGTAGCTGTATTCGCTACCGTTCAATTTATAATGGCTATAGCGATCGCATGGCCGAAACTATTCTAAAATGCCTTGGGATGATATCGACGCTAAGAAGTTTAAAATATTAATAAAACAAATTTCTGGCACTATAAAAGATGGGGACGGAGCGCTCACACCTTTTCACATAATTAAGGGAGGGATCGGAGAGATCTGGTGTTACCAACCATCTACAAAACAAGTCGTGAAGTTATTCCGCGGTAAAGATATTTATATTTTAGATTTTGGGGCAGAAGAAGACGAGCAGTGTCTTGCCATGTCTTCTGATGGTATTGTTTTCGTAATCGATAAAGACGAGATAGAAGAAATAGGCTTTAATTAATGTTGTTTACGCTGAATAGCGCGATTTGGAAATATTTGTTTACGTGTGCTGGCGCTTGGGGTATGTACTCTTTATGCGGATTTGAGTTTACAGTTGTTACCCTCTTAGCTCTTAGTATAGTCAACGTGAATTCAAAAAGATGATCTTTTTTATTTCTAATAGAAAATTGTATGCTATTTATGACACATATGAGACTTGATAAAAGAAAAACAAAAACTTTAATTCCCAAAGAACCAACAATGCGCGGAAAAACACTTTATATACTGTACAAGTATGATCTTGAGAGTGAGGAGTTAGCTTCCGATGGTCCATTTTTAAGCAAAGACGAAGCCTATGAAAAAATGATTTCCTTTCTTCAACAAAAGGTTTGTTCATGGGTTGTCGTCTATAATGGATGAGAAACCGGTTTTTGGAGAGTTATCTGCCGAAAATTTAGAAGTTGGCGATATTGTAGAATGGAAAAAATGGTGTTATAAGGTGCGTGAATGGCAGCCTCACTATGGGGTGATTACTAGCATCAAAAATGAGATAAAAGGTAATCGAATGGTGTCGATTTCAAATGTGATGCCCCTTTCTAATAGTAATCAGGTTGAGGTGGAGTTCTTTACCCCTAGCTTAAAATTAGTGTCAAAAGTGCAGAGGTCTGATCAAATAAACCCAAAGTTTGTGGAAAAGGGGTGAGTTGCAACTATTTATACTAGTAGTTTACAATACTCTATAATCTTGACTTGGTTTGTTTCTAAATGATCGATATTATCAACCCTATGATTAAAAGATTTCTTCCTTATGCACAAGAGAAGATGGGTTTTAATGAACCTCCAAAATTATTCCTCAAAGGTTCTGCGGAGAATGCAGAAGATCCTTTAGGAAAGACAGCTTTTTATGATCCCGCGGCAAAAGCAATCACAGTTTTCATAACAGGGCGCCATCCAAAAGATATCATGCGTTCTATTTCTCACGAGTTGGTACATCATGCACAAAATTGTCGTGGAGAGTTTGACAGCCCCGGTGAGATGGGTGCGGGATATGCTCAAACCAATGATCATCTGCGAAATATGGAAAGAGAAGCCTATGAAAAAGGAAACATGTGCTTCCGAGATTGGGAAGATAGCATAAAGAGTACTATTTATTTTGAACATTTACAAAAAGGAGACAGTAAAACAATGTCCACAAAACAATGGAAGAACGGAGAACTTAAAACCCTCCTTTCAGAAGCATGGGGTCTTAAAATAGATCTTAATAAATTAAACGAAAATAATGATTTGGCTGCAGCGCATCGCACAGCTGGAGTAGCGTTAGAGGAATCAGAAGAACTTGAAGAAGGTGATTCCGGTGCTTCTACAGGCGATAAGGGTAAGGATAAAGATGACCCAGAAGCCAAGGATTACACCGACGGCGGTGACCGCAAAGGTGACGAATCCAAGACCCACAAGGGTGAAAAAGATGACGACCATATTGATGAGGCTTCAAAAACCAAGAGCCGCAAAGGTAATGGGCGAGATGAAGGTGGTCGCCGCGGCAAGCGGGGAGAGAGGAATGAGAGTGTTGAAGCTCGGTTACAAGAGATTGTAAAGCGCGCTGTTTTAAAACTTAAGGAGAATAAAAATGGGTAAAGTATGGAAAAGACGATGGTTACGAGAGCGTAGTGCAGCCGCACAAAGAAGAGCAGCTGCTGAGCCAGTTGTGGAAGCAGTACAAGAAGAACAACCTGTCGCCGAGCCAAAGAAGGCGCCTGTACAGGTTGCTGTTGAGACGGTGGAGAAAGAAGCACCAAGTGTCAAAAAAGCGCCAAGTGTCAAAAAAGCACCAAAAGTAAAAAAAGCCTTTAAGCCCAAAAAGAAGTAAATAAACGATGTCGCTAGATAAAAATTGGAGTGACTTTATTTTAGGAGAAGGTGTAGATAGGAATATCTTTACTTATCTTCACGGGTTACAGGAAATTATCACAGCAATTAAGCCTCGTTCCATAACAGAGGAACATCGCTTAACTTTAGCTAAACAACATATTAAAGAAGTTCGTCGTTCTGCTCGTAAGATGCAAAACGAAATGAAGTTGTTGGAAGAGAAGCTGAATATTTTAGAAGAAAGCTTAAACGAGGGAAAATAAATGCCCATACTTCTAAAAGAAGGTAGTGCTAATACACACCTTACTCATCTCGAAGAGTTGGTTCTTACACAAGGTCCTGCAGGCTATAAGATGGCTCGGGCTTTTCTGTTAGAACTTCTTGAAACCCTAAAGGGGAATTCTAAATCGCATGTGCAAACATCTGTTAAATGGGATGGTGCGCCGGCGATGTTTGTTGGTATCAACCCCGAGAATGGTAAGTTTTTTGTAGGAACTAAATCGATCTTTAATAAGGTTCCTAAAATTAACTACACCGAAGAGGATATTGTCAGAAACCACGGGCATGCGCCCGGGCTTGTTGATAAATTAACGAAAGCATTAAAATATCTCCCCTCCCTTGGGATCAAAAATATTCTGCAGGGTGATTTCATGTTCGATGATGAAATGCTCGATGTTGTTCAAATAGATGGAGAACCACACTACCGCTTTAAGCCAAACACGATAGTTTATGCGGTACCGGTTGATTCAGATTTAGGTAGAGAGATTGGGCAATCGAAATTTGGTATTGTGTTTCACACCACCTATGATAGCTTAGATAGTGGAGCAAGTTTTGGAGCAGATGTAAGCGCGCTGAACCGACCGCCGGGAATTTGGTTCGATGATGCTTTCTTTACAGATGACACCGGTACAGTAACTCTTACTGCTGGTGAAGAGAAGAGAATTCTTTCTTTAGTTAAAGAGGCTGACGCGGTTAATGAAAGTATAGACTATAATAATTTGCCTTCTGCGCTACTGAATATCTATATTAACAGCGAAATTAAAGGCGGACAGTTTTTGGAGGATCCAGAACGTTCTTTTGATGGCTTTAAGAACTGGTATTTCGAGCGTTCTGAAAAGAAAATCAGTAAGCTAAAAAGCGAGAAAGGCCGCGGCAAAGCCGAAACAAAAGCTCTGCAAGATATTCAACTGCTCGATAGCAAAAAAGAAGATATTCTTAATCTCTTTCAGGTATCTCGTCTATTGTTTGAAGCCAAAAACATTTTTATTGAGAAATACAACAATGCTGTGTATAATACAAAGCACTTTGTAGATGATGGCTCTGGAGATCTGGTTGCGACGAATCCAGAGGGATATGTAGCAGTAGATCATGCGGGTAATGGAGTGAAATTTGTAGATCGTCTGGAATTTAGTCGCGCTAACTTTATGGTAGATAAAACTGCCAAATTTACTGGTGAATCCGTTGATCGCCGAAACTTTACTGTTCAAATCTCAAAAAATAAACAAATAACAAAAACTCTAGGTGAGTGGTTAACAGAGATTAAGTCCGCAGGGCACAAACATCAGAAACTCCCACAAATGGTTTATAAGGACGTCTTGGCGGGTACCCCTATCGTAGACATTGTTGTTCAAGAGAACGCCGAGAGAACCATCTACAACGCAGTTATGGACTATGCCAGCAGTCTAAAGGAGCAGTTCGAAGAAGAACCTCCAGAAGACGAGTGGCATAGTGACGAATACGAGACCCTAGGGGATCGCAAGTTTGCAGATACTCCGGGTCAGACCATCGCTCTTGTTCCAGGTGCATTTAAGCCACCACACAGAGGGCATGCCGATATGGTACGTCGTTACGCTACCGGCGACGGTGTACCAAAAGCAGACAGAACAATTATTTTGATTTCCAATCCCGAAGGCGCCAAGCGCACACTGCCGCATGATGGTTCAGAAGTTAGTGCAGAACATTCGGAGCGGATTTGGGAAACAGTTTTCTCTGATGTTACAAACCTCCCGGGAGTTGAAGTACGAGTTGCAGACTCGGAGATGAGATCGCCAGTAAGCATTGCTTATGAATATATTAGTGAAACATCTCCGCTAGATATCAAGGCAGGAGACAGTGTTATTTTGGGAGCTAGCAGAAAAGATCGCGACTTCATGCGCTGGAAAGGCGCCTCTGAATATAAAAAGAAGAAGAGAGGGGTTAACGTCTTAGCTGGTGAGGAATACGCTGTAGTGCCTTCTGAGCGCTCTGATAATAAACCTTTTAGCGCTAGCGATTCGCGGCAGTTGGTCAGCAATTTAGTAAACAACCCAGATGACGCAGAATCATTGCGGCAACTAGCTGAATATATTCCACAAGATAAGATCGATGAGTTATTCAATATCCTTGGACAACCATCTCCAGTTTCTACAATAGCACAAGATCCTGTGAATGAAACATCACTTGGGGGTGGCGGACCCGGTGGGGCGCCGGGGAATGTGACCGGTTACTCAGGCCCTTTGCAATCTGGGTTGGGTAAACCCAAGAAAAAACCCAGAAAGAAAAAGAATGAAAATTTAGTTATCGTGAACGAAGTTATGAAACTAATTATGGAAAGAGGTATACAAAGATGATCCCCAAGCAAGAGCAAAAACTCAGAGAAAATATTAGACAGTTGATTGAAGTTGTTAAGCAGAGAAGAGAATCTGCTGCAGCTAAGATCATAGAAGAAGAAGCTAGATTACGTGGCATAGTAAGAGGTCTTTTAAATATAGAGCTTTCTAACCTGTCTGAAGGTATTACACCCGATAACGATCCCACGCCTAATAAATCTACCGGCATCAATGTGCTGGAGGATCTCCTCAAAAAGATTATTCCTGTGCTGCAAACTGACTTCAAGCTCCTGACAACTGATGGTTCCCAAAGACAATCGTTTAGAGCCCACATTATTAATGCGGTCATTGGTGCTCTTACACCCGCAGAAGTAAATAACGAGGCTGGTGATGATATTGAAGCACTTGCCGAGATTGTTGACGTCGATCTCGGAGGACCCGCAGATACAGACAAGTTTATCGATATCCGGACAGACGCAGAGAAGTCTGCGGATGAAGAAGAGCCCGAAGAGTCTGATCCTAGAGATGAATTTGGAATGGATGGCGCAGATGAGACCGGTCGAAACGTTGCTTTCAATGCGTTCAAAAAGATTCAAACCTCAATTATTGATTCTTATGAGCTGCTGTCTAACAATGAAGACCAAGAGTTATTCTACGATTATCTTATAGCCAACCTAAAATTGTATTTTGATAAGTTCGAAGATGAACTGTCCCCAGAGGTTGAAGAGCCCACAAACCAAGCTTACCAAGACGCCGTGGATACTGGTGAAGAAGATGCCATGGCTGCCGGCGAAGAAGATGCCATGGTTGCTGGCGAAGAGGAAATGGGACTTGAGTTTTAGGTGATTTGTGAGAAAAAGTTCAAAAAAGAATTTGACAACTCAGAATAAGAGTGTTATTTTTAAATTGAAAGCAAAAAACCTTATTAATGATAGTTTATTAGTTAGTATTAATAATTTAACATTAGAAGACCTAATCTCAATTAAACTAGAACTTTCAGCTAACCATATTAATAATAGACCATATGGATTTAGTTTGTGGTCGAAGGCTTCATACATAATGAAGGATTCTTTAATAAGGTTTGCGCTCTCAACAACTAACTCAAAGAAGAGCGCAGCCAGGTTCCTAGGCATTACAGATAGTGAATTATATCAAGCTATCAAAAGGTATGAAGTGGCTGAGTTATTAAAGGATAATGATAATGTGGAAGCTTTATAAATACAACGGACACTATATTATGGGAGATTTAATCAGCTCTCATAAAACTGAATCTGCTGCCATGAAAAAAGCTAAGAAAGAACTCACTTTTAAACATACCGAAAAAGAAAAGAAATCAACTGGTCTCTATATTTGGCTAGATGATCAAAATCATGCACCAGTTGGTGTTATATTTCAAAAAAAGACAGATAAAAAGGGGGTGTAAGGGTTTCGACAGGGTAAAAAAGAAGAATAGTGCAAGTAGCCAAACGTACCAGCAGGCTTTAAATGCAGATACAAAACAATAATTGCTAATAATAATAACAATTTCGAATCTGTCCGCTTAGCGGCTTAATCGGGAGGTTGCTTAGAACCTTCTTTTCAATCTAAGCAAAACAACAGACAAGTTGCAAAAATCAAAACCATCTAATGCAACAGGACGGTAAGCAATAGATTATAACCGTATAGCTTTTCAGTTTGTGACTAAAACTGAATAAACTTGTGAATGACTTGAATTGTGATTTATCTTGGACGCCAGTTCGACTCTGGCCACCTCCACCACTTACATAACAACAAAGCAGATTAATAACTCTGCAAAAACGAGAAAATAATGACAAAAACACTTATAATCGCAGCACTGTTAACTTTGACAGGCTGTTTTAACTCTGACAATACCGATACCGTCCTCCCGGGCGATCCTATTGAAACACAACCTATAGGAAGAATTGGCGGATTTGTTGAAGACCTTTCCGGACAACCTCTATCGAATGTTTTGGTGTCCACCGAAACCGAAGTAGCTTACACCGCCGATGACGGTTCATATACGCTTGAAAATGTATCACCCGGCACTGATATCGTTATCAAGTTCACCAGAACAGGCTATGCCTCAAACTATGAGGTTGTTGAACTGATTAGCTGGGAAACGGTAACTTCTAATACATCTCTCATGAGCATTGGTGGCGTAGCAACTTTTAATAGTGCGGAAGCTTCACAAGTTACTCTTGATGATGTTACAGTAGACTTTCAGGCAAACAGCTTTATCGATGGAGATTCTGGAACCCCTTATACTGGTAATGTGATGGTAGAGATTACTCATGTCGACCCCACTACTGATGAACTTGATGCTGCACCACGAGATCTTTCTGCGATTGGCTCTGATGGCTCCTCACAGCTTGTGTCTTACGGTATGGTTGATATAACGCTTTACGGTGTCGATGGTGAAATCCTAACGGTCAATCCCGACATGCCGGCAAATATTAAGATTCCAATTACAAATGGCAGTTTAACCGAAGATTACCAACTTTCAGTAGGTGATACTCAATCAACATGGTCATTCAGCCCTGAGCAAGGTATCTGGGTTGAAGAATCCGTAGGAACCATCACCGGTGATGAAAATGGTCTTTTCTTTACCTTTGAAGCGCCTCATTTTTCATGGTGGAACTGCGATCAAGGATTTGTACCTTCATGTGCATCAGGTCGCGTCATTGATTTTGTCGGCTTCCCAGTTAGAAGCGCCGAGGTTACCTGTGCAGGCGGACAAACAACGTCTACAGTCACCACTGATGAGGACGGTTATTACGTTTGCTCTGTGATGGTTGGTGATTATGTTAGCTTTACCGCCAGTACTTTTGTAGGCGGGCGCGACTGGCACAAAACGAAGGGAGCAATCTTTATGGATAGCGAAGGCTCTTCTGCAGCAGATTGTGAACCTATCCCAGATATCCAAATTGATGTTTGTCGCATTGCCGGCACCGTTAATGTGGAGAATTATGAGGCTAGCCTTAATGAAGACAGTTCAGAGACAGTAGCCGCTGATGGCTTGTCCGCAGTCTTTTGGGAACCACCCGGAGACATCTCATATTGTAATAATCCACTTGATTTATTGCAAGTTGGCGAATGCTGGTCAGGCACTAATGATGAAATAATCTCTAACTATCCCGAAAGCTCATGGCCTGGAATCCCAGCCTCTGCTCGCTCTGCAGGACTTTGGTTTGAAGTTTCTAATGCGCACGGATCTTATCGTATGGAAAGAACTCTTCAGGGAGTGCTCCCCTTCTATGCATGGCAAGCTCATAGCGATGAAAATGGAGATATTGTTACGGATAGACCCGAGTTTAACCAAGGGGACCTTCTTGCTGTCTCTGCAGCCGGTGATTCCGGGGCTTATTTTGGTCCCTGGGCTGTCGCTGACATCGCAGAGATACCTAGCCAAGTATTCTTCTCTAGCAACAGTCTGACGGCAACTGGTGGCAATCTATTAGTAGACTATGCCAATGCTAACGGAGACGATGTTTTCTTTGCCGCTGCAGCAGGTGATGAACAAGTACTTTGTAGATTTGAAGATGCCGGCTCATTTAGTGTACCGGCGCATGCATTGTCAAGCTTGCCTGCAGGCTTCGGCGGAGCATCTGTCTTTAATCTGTCGCTGGAGCTAGCACCCGGACCAGATGGGCTGCCTATCTATACGCAAATATACTCTGGACAATCTGTATCTCTCTCAATTGAATAAATATTAAAAAATATTGCGCTTGCTTCGTGGAGTGGTATAACTACTATAGGAAGTAAAAAATGAAAAGACTAATAATATCAGACATTCATATTGGAAGCAGATATTACAAAGCGGATCAAGTGAAAGCTTTATTGCAGACGATCGAGTATGATCAGTTAATCCTAAATGGAGACATACTCGATCTTATAAAAGTGCCCATCTTTACGGATCGGGCACTTTCTCTTTTGAAGGCGATCGATCCCTCGAAAGAGATAATATATGTGGTAGGCAACCATGACATATCATTTAAAGGGTTCGTAGGAAATTCTATTGGTCCCGTTAAGTTTGTAAATTCATATGAGTTTGAAGAAAAAAACAGAACGTTTAGAGTACAGCATGGCGATATCTATGATAAAGGTTGGATTAAAGATAGTTTTTGGATAAAGTTGTTGTCGCTTGTACAAAACTCTATAGAGAATTATTTTAATATTGATTTAACATCTTGGTACGTTTCGCGTAAAATAAAAAAACGTAAATTAAAAAGAATTTGGGACTTACTAGATGCAAATAGCGACGTCGATGTCATAATACTAGGACATACACATATCCCAGAGGCAGTTATATGGGTTAATGAAAGGGAAGAGATAAAAACCTATATTAATTGCGGAGATTGGGTATCGCATACTTCATATGTATTAATTGACGATGGAGTGGCGCGCCTAAAAGAATGGAAACAATCAAGAAACTAAAGAAAGATATATCAGTCGGTGATTTGGTGCGTTTGCGTACTCGAAAGAAGACAGCTAAGAAATCTATAGCAATTATATTAGAACTTATAGATCCTGATGATTTTCGTCGCAGAGAAGAAAATACAATTTGGTTAAATTATGCATATAAGGTCCATTCCAAGGGAAAGATTTTATATATTTCCTCTGGACAAATTGAATGCGTTCTAAGTAGGGGGTAATATATGAAGGCTTATAATTATAAAATTGATGATTGGGTGATTTACAGAGCACAGGGAAATACTTATGAACATATACCAGAAAATAGGTGTGTTATTTTAGAGGTCTTATATGATGATCCATTTTATGATTACAAAATTTTTATCGACGTACGCGGGATTATTAGAAATGTCCGGGAAAGCGACTTGTTTCCTTACGAACAAACTAAATAATATAGAAGAACCCCCTTTTAGATGCCCCTGCTGCGGGTACACGCCGTGCGACTGTGATGACCATTAAAGAAAACAAAATACTGAAAATACTAACATCATTTTTAATGATGTGTATGGTTTTCCTATCGTGTTCTCCAGATTATGGTGTAAAGTATGATCTCATAGAAGAGATACAACCAACCACAGTGGTGATAGATTCTTTTCTGCAGCGTTCTCCCCCAGAGCATTTAGATGTTTTAATAATACTTGATACATCCGGTTCGATGAATGATAACTATGATAGTGTTAGTGCGGGCGTAGAGCTTTTAAGAGCAGACATTGAAAAGCTCACCTCCGATTATAAAATCGGATATATCAATACCAGTCTCCGCGAACCTTATTTTAATGGACCTTACGATCAAAATAGTTCTGTTCTTGACATGCTTATGGCACCATATACTTTGGGAAATGACAGCACAGAAGAAGCATATGCAGCCATGTATGAGTTTACAACACAAACTCCTGAAGGTATCGATTTCTTCCGCGATGGCGCTGATAAATTATTTATTTTTGTTTCCGATGAGGATGAGCAAAGTGCAATACCGACAAACATATTCCATGACTGGTTAATGTCAGAGTTTTCTGAAGTACAACAAGACGCTGTTACCATTGTTCTCACTGAGGACTCTATGTGTGATAGTGCCTACACTGCTATGATAGGTACAAAATATATAGAACTTTCAACTCGATTTTATAAAGAAGCGGTTGACCTCTGCAGCGATTGGAGCCTATGGCTAGCCGACAGCACTTTTCTTGTTGGAATAGTGGATGAAATACCACTAACGAGAATACCGGTTATAGAAAGCCTTGTAGTTTATTTAAATGGAATAGAGATTACAGAGTGGGACTACGATGCCGCGGCAAATATGATTCTACTAGACTTTGAGCCATCCCCCGGCGATTTAATCGAAGTGGGTTATGTTATTCTATAAAGCGCCCGCTTTGAAACAGTTTAAATTACTACTAATTATATTTTAAGGAGTATAAAATGACAGTCCACAATGATATGCTTAACACGACAGAGAAGAAACAAAGACCCACTGTAATGGTTTCTGGTGGGTTCGATCCTGTTCATGCTGGTCATATAAAGTTAATCAGGGCGGCCGCAGAACATGGTGATGTGATTGTGATTGCTAATTCTGACGAATGGCTCTTTCGTAAAAAGGGCTTTGTGTTTATGGGTTTCGAAGCCCGTGCACTAATATTAAATGCTATCAAAGGTGTTGTAATAGTTGATTCTGTAAATGATAGCGACGGCACTGTCTGCGAAGCAATCCGTCGACACAAACCAACATATTTTGCCAATGGCGGCGACCGCGGCAGAGACAACACTCCCGAGCAACATCTATGTGAGGAACTTGGAGTTAAACTTTTATGGAGCATTGGAGGCGACAAAAAGCTAGCAAGTTCATCAGACTTAGTAGAAAATGTGCGGCAATTTGACACACCACCCCACAGATATACCTCTAAGGTGTCAGAAAAATAAAAGAAAACGTCAATGTTAAATGATAAACAAGTATCAGATTTGTGGTCTGATTATTTGTGGGAAAAAAGTTGACATAACAGTTCTCCCATGTTAAAATAACATTATACTTTATAAAGGAGAACAAATGAGTATTATTAATAAAATCAAAAACCTAAAGCTTTCAAATGACACCAAAGTTACGATGACTTATGAAGGTGCCACCGATGTGTTTGTACACAACGAAACCGCGATTGATACCGCGATCGCAGATACCGACGTTATTTCTACTCTCGCGGAACTAATCACAGAGCACCCAAAGCTGAATGCGTCCACCAAATACGGGGAATCCACCGGTGGAATTTTAAACCATCTCCGCTCCGAAGGGCATCTCGAAGATTATGACCGCGGCGAATTCTACTTTACGGATTTCGTTGCCGAGGTTATCACCGAGAATTTCTATGATCTAGACTTTATCGACTCGTCTGTGCATGCATACGATTATAAGAGAGGAGAGTGTACTTTATCAACAGAAGTAATCACCACCGTCGGTAATTTACTAGCAGAAGAGAACGTTTCGTTATCTGCATGGACGGTTAGTGTGCCTACAGAAAACGGTACTCTGACATTTAATTAGCCACCGCGTCCGCTGCACCGTCGGGTAAACAATAACGGTGCGTGGCTGCCGAACGTCACGCAGGCAGGGGTTTGTGGTTTCCTGAGACGTCGAAAACCACTTTAGCCCCTATAGTTTATCTGGTAAAACAGCGGATTTGTAACCCGCAGTGCTTTGTTCGAGTCGAGGTGGGGGCACCATTATGGTATGATATAAAATAAGATTTGTTTGAGTAACAGACTATTTATCGATAGCACCATTGAATGTAGGATTACATGAGTAAAAAGAAGAATTATGTATTGGATACCAGCGTCTATTTAACCGACGCAGAAGCAATATACAAGTTTAGCAATCATGATATTTTTATACCTCTTAAGGTATTAGAGGAAATTGATAACCATAAAAAGCGCCAAGATTCTGTCGGAGTCAATGCACGTCGCATAATCCGTATCCTCGACGAAATCCGTAGCCGCGGCAACCTTAACACAGGGGTGAGGATTGAAAAAGGAAAAGGATTGGTAACAGTGATGTCTTATTCCTGTGTAACTTCTTCTATCTCCTTTCCCCCGGATCTAGATCTTCGGGTACCCGATCATGTTATAATCGCCACAGCACAAGCGATCATAACCAAAGAACACCTTAAAGAATCAAAGCGAACACCCAGAGAGACGATTTTGGTCTCTCGTGATATCAACATGAGGGTTATTTGTGATTCGATTGGAATAAAGTCAGAAGATTATAATACAGATAAAGCGCTGGAAAGCTCGGCAGAGTTATATCAGGGGTTCGCAGAACAGCTTGTTGATGATGCTGTGATCGATCGATTCTACAATGACGAAGATGTATTTATTTCTGATAGTGAAATGGAAACCGAGTGGTATCCAAACCAATATGTTATGATGGTTTCTAATGCTAACCCTAAAAAAACCGCGTTGGCACGATTTAAAGATATTCACACTCCTCTCCATAAAGTGATTCACGCCGGAATTCCAGACTGGAAAATCAAGTCTCGTAACAAAGAACAAGCTTTTGCCATCGACCTTTTATTGAACCCGGACGTAAAGGTCGTCTCTCTTGTCGGAATGGCTGGGAGTGGTAAGACCCTTCTTGCCATAGCAGCCGGACTACAACAGACTATAGGTCTTCGGGAAAACCCATATACACGTATGATTGTCTCCCGCCCTGTCCAACCGCTGGGGAAGGATATAGGATTCCTCCCGGGCACAGTGGATGAGAAAATGCTTCCATGGCTTATGCCGATTCAAGATAATCTTAAGTTCTTGATGGGAGATAAAGCGTCGGTTGAAATGTATATGGAGAAAGGCAAGATTGAAATCGAAGCTCTTACGTATATTCGTGGCCGCTCGATTGCAAATGCGTTCATGATCATTGACGAAGCTCAAAACCTTACCATGCACGAGATTAAAACAATTATCACACGCGTCGGAGATGGAACCAAAGTGATCCTTACAGGTGATATTGAACAGATTGACAATATTTATGTCAATGAAACATCAAATGGGCTCGCTCATGCAGTGGAAAAGTTTAAAGAGTTTCCAATTGCAGGGCATGTTACATTTAAAAAGGGTGAAAGAAGCGAAGTTGCAACGATGGCAGCTAAGGTTTTATAGATAAATCACCCACCGATTAATATATTTAATAAATATACTTGCAAATAAGATTTAATGTGTTATACTATTAATAGGAGTAAATAACATGACAACTAAAGAAACAAACGTGATTACTGAAGAAGAGGTACACACCAACCCTATGCTGGCGACAACGCCGGACAATAATTCGGAACTAAAACAATATCTCATTAATTATACCGGTGCAAAATTACAACCGGACAATGAGAAGGTAACAGCCCATATGATTATTGAAACTGTGGCCGCTGACTTTCCGGAATTAGTTTATGTTATCGCAGAGGAAAACTTTCTAAGAGGATATCAATTAGGACTAAATGATGCAGGAACACTTAAGACAGAAACAGATGAAACTGAACCAGCCGGGACATGATTTTTATACCAGCCGCGGCACCCATGTTTACTTTAAAAATCAGATAGAAAACCCAGATATCAGCCCCGAAGCAGTTGTTGCTTCAGTTGAAGAAAAGATCCCCGATCACCTATTATCAGAAATGGAGATGATCATAATCGGGCATTTCAAAGAATTTGAAGAAAGGTACATTAGTGCCTTTTACAAAGACGGGATCTTACATATATCAAACGTTCAAGAAAGCGAAGAAGATCTGATAGACGATATAGTGCATGAGATCGCACATTCGATCGAAACACCGTATGGTTACGAGATATATGCAGACCAAAGAATAAAATCTGAGTTCCTACAAAAAAGAGGCTCACTCTACAATAAGTTAAACGCTCTTGGCTACAAAGCTCCCAAAGACTGGTTTACCAATACAGAGTATGACGAAGATTTCGATAACTTCTTGTTTCAAACAGTGGGAAGAGATAAGCTGAGGATGATATGCACTGGATTATTTATAAACGCTTATGCAGCCACGTCGCTAAGAGAATACTTTGCAACAGGGTTCACTGATTTTTATCTTTATGCGAATAAAACACTGCTTAAAACGATTTCCCCAGTGTTAGCACAAAAACTTTTTTTTCTTCACGACATAAAAAACCTTGACGAAAGCATTTGATGTGGTTATAATAATAAGAAACATGGAGTTTGTGTGCCGCACATAAGTTATAGTGAGTTAAAAGATTGGGCGTTTTGCGCCTTTTACCATAAATTAACAAGAGTAGATAAGATAGATGGTTTCAAGGGAAATGCCTACACTGCTTTTGGTTCCGCTATTCATGATGTATGTGAGAAGAAGCTTCTAAAAGAGAGTTTTAACGAAGAAGAGCACTTTGTTAAAGCGTTTGAGGAAAATATCGCCAAACTACCAGATGATGTTGAGGTGGACCCTAAGATGACCTCCGACATGCACCATCAAGGCAAAGCAATTTTGCCTGAGATTGAAGATGCTCTGAGTGATTATTTCGGCGAATACGAAGTGTTGGCAACGGAGCTTGCGCTTTATGAGTCTATAAAAGACGAAGAAAAATACAATTTTAAGGGATACATCGATGCTATCGTCGCGACACCTGATGGAAAAGTGCACATCTTTGATTGGAAGACCTGTTCTTGGGGTTGGAACTCTCGCCGTAAAAGCGAAAAAATGACAACTTATCAACTAACCCTTTATAAGCACTTCTTCGCACAAAAGACAGACACAGATCCAAAACATATTGAAACACACTTTGCTCTACTCAAAAGAACAGCTAAAAACAATAGAGTTGAATTCTTTCGAGTAACAAGTGGTCCAAAGAAAACTGAAAACGCTTTAAAGGTTTTAAGAACCGCGCTTTGGAACATCAAGAAAGGACGAACTATCAAGAATAAGGCGTCCTGTACATCCGGCTTCGGATGCAAATTTTATAACACAGAACACTGTAAGTGAGGATAATTTAATGAAGAAAAAGAAAGTTTTGGTGCTCTCCGATCACCCGCTTTCGCCATCCGGGGTTGGAACCCAAACCCGGTATATGATCGAGGCGCTCCTTAAAACAGGGCGCTATCAATTTGTCTGTTTAGGCGGAGCAGTAAAACATAGAGAATACCAGATGCAGAAGGTTGATCCCTACGGGGAAGACTGGCGAATATTCCCTGTTGATGGATATGGCAACCCGGAAATCATCCGCTCAATACTCCAGAAAGAACGACCGGATGTATTGTGGTTTATGACAGATCCTCGTTTTTATACGTGGCTATGGGAAATCGAGAACGAAGTGAGAATCAATGTCCCAATGGTTTATTATCATGTGTGGGATAATAACCCGGCACCGTTCTACAATGCAAATTACTACAAATCTAATGATAAGGTTGTTTGTATATCAAAGGTTACCAAGGGTATTCTAGATACAGTTGCCCCAGACGTAGACAGCGAGTATCTTCCGCATGCGGTAGACTCCGAGTCTTTCTATAAGTTCAAAACAGATGAAGATCTCGCAAGAACCGCTGTTATTCGTGAACGCGTTGTTGGAGCCTCAACACAGTTCGCAAACCCGGAGAAGAAAATCTTTTTCTGGAATAATAGAAATGCACGTCGAAAACAATCTGGAACGCTTATTTGGTGGTTTAAAGAGTTTTTAGATGAGGTTGGGCACGACAAAGCTACTCTGCTTATGCATACTGATGCGCGAGATCCTCACGGACAAGACTTACCTCATATCTTGAACCACCTTAATATAACAGACGGACAGGTTTTGCTTTCAACTGATAAGGTTTCTCCACAAGACCTCGCAGCAATGTACAACGCTGCGCATTTTACCATTAATATCTCAGATGCAGAAGGATTTGGACTAGGAACGTTAGAGTCTTTAGCATGCGGAACTCCTATTATTGTTAATATGACAGGAGGCTTGCAAGAACAGGTTACCGATGGAAAGAACTGGTTTGGCTACGGCTTAGAACCTTCTTCAAAGGCAATTATTGGTTCTCTACAGGTGCCATATATCTATGAAGATCGCATCACCCAGAAAGCTTTCACCACCGCCCTCAAAAAGGCTCTGAATATCGCACCAAAGACTTACAAGAAGATGTCGATACAAGGTAGAGAGCATGTTCGTGTAAACTATAACTTTGATGATTATGAGAAAAACTGGGTTAAGATTATGGATGATGTTGTTGAAACATACGGATCATGGAATGAGAGAAAACAATATAAACGCTGGCATTTGCTGGAGGTAGCATAATGAAAAAGAAAGTATTCTTTAGAGGACCCCTTCTAACAAGATCGGGATACGGAGAGCAGGCTAGGTTCGCCATGCGCGCATTAGCTTCCCGGCCAGATCTTTTCGATATTTATATTCAGCCTTTAGAGTGGGGAAAAACCTCGTGGACCAACGAGGATACCCCTGAGAGGGCTTGGATTGATAGAACTATAGAAAAGACCCTGCAATACATCCAACAAAACGGACAGTTTGATATATCGTTCCAAGTTACAATTCCAAATGAATGGGACAAGCCAGCGCCGATTAATATTGGATACACAGCCGGGATTGAAACTACGAAAACATCACACCAATGGATTCAAAAGGGTAATGAGATGGACGGTATTATTGTAGTTTCCAACCATGCGAAAAATACTTTTTTAGCTACGGACTACCAACTGTCCAATCAACAAACAAACCAGACAATGATTCTCAAGTTAGATACTCCAATCGAAGCAGTCAACTATCCAGCAAAGAAGTTTGATACTCTTCCGGATGTTGACTTGGATTTAGAATATGAACACAATTTTCTCGTCGCTGCACAAATGGGTCCACGCAAAAACTTACAAAATACTATTAAATGGTTTGTTGAGGAATTCCGAGAAGAAGAAGTAGGACTTGTTGTAAAGTGCTACGCTGCGAAGAACTGCCTATTAGATCGCGAGATGACAATGCAGAATCTTAGACAGCTAATCTCCTCATTGGGAGAAAAGAAGTGTAAAGTGTATCTTCTGCATGGCGACATGACAGACGAAGAAATGCATTCCCTACAAACACACCCTAAGATTTCCGCATTCTTATCTCTAGCTCATGGCGAGGGCTTTGGTTTGCCGATTTTTGAAGCAGCCTATTCTGGCAACCCTGTCATTGCAACTGGCTGGTCCGGTCAACTGGACTTTCTTGTTGATGAAGAGGGCAAGTCAAACTTTTACAATGTAAATTTCGATCTTAACCAAGTACAACCAGCAGTTGTTTGGGATGGTGTCTTGATTGCTGACTCAATGTGGGCTTATCCTCGTGAACAATCTGCAAAGAAGTGTATGCGCGACTGCTATAACGATATTGTAAATCAAACAGAAGGAAGCGTTGCAACATCTGCCTGCACCTTTGCTGAATCCGTGCAGGAGAGATTTTCGCAGGAAAAACAATATAAAGCTATGGTGGACGCCGTTCTTAAGTTCTCTGGGAACCCAGAAGAAGAACAATGGAGAGACGTGTTGGACCAAGTGGTAGAGTATGATTAGCAAAGAAGTAATCTTTATATCTGACTTCTTTATCAATGAGGTAATGGGTGGCGCTGAGTTTTGTAATGATGCTCTGATGAAACTTTTAAGTCCGGATGTAAAGATTGCTAGTTTAAAGTCTGACCGTGCAACTGTTCAACTTGTTGAGAATAATCTTGATAAGTTCTTCATTGTCGCGAACTTCTTTCAACTTGCTGAAAACGTAAAAGCAGCTTTAGCAAAAACGACGTACGTCATATTAGAGCACGATCACAAATATGTGCGCTCCAATAATCCTTCCTTATACAAAGATTTCCTTGCACCCGAAAGACAAATACAAAACAAGGCATTTTATAAGAACGCGTTAGCAGTGCTGTGTCAATCTAAAAAACACGCCGGCGTCGTTCAGCGGAACCTCCTAATAAACAACATTGTAAATTTAGGCGGCAACATATGGAATGAGGAGCAACTCGCCACCTTAGAGAACAATCTGCATGCTGAGAAAGCAATTAAGTACGGAATCCTCCAGTCCAATAATCGCAATAAAGGCATGCCAGCAGCGATCGCTTATTGTCAGAGAAATGGGATAGACTTTAAGTTAATCGAACCCAAGCCATTTCCGGAGTTTATTAGGGACATCTCCCAAGTGGAAACATTAGTATTCTTTCCTCAATGGCTAGAAACATATAGTCGTTTTGCTATTGAATCAAGGATCCTTGGCTGTAAACTTATAACAAACAGTCTGATAGGAGCCACCAGCGAAGACTACTTTAAACTGAAGGGCAAAGAACTTTTAGATTTTATAAGACAAAACAACCAGAATCTTCGTCAACGCTGGATTAAGCTAATTGACAAGAGTGAGATAAAATACTTTCCGCCCCTAGACTTACCAAAGATTACAGTATTCTGCCCTCTATATGCCGGCCAACAATATATCGAAGGCTTTCTGAAGTCTATGCAAGAGCAGACAATCTTTGACCAGTGCGAACTCATCATTATTGATGCCAACTCTCCCGAAAATGAGAGCCAGTACATCGAAGAGTTTATGAAAGAACATGAAAATGTAATTTACAAGCGATTAGATTATAGAGCGTCAGTAATGGAAACTGAAAATATGGCAATCCATATGGCAACGGGCGAGTTCTTTGCTCAAGCATGCGTTGATGATAGACATCATAGAGAGTATCTTGAGATTATGTCAAAACATCTCCATTATCACGAGGACATAGATCTTGTTTATACAGACTGCCTACAGACTAAAAAGCCAAATGAGACTGTGGAGACAAACTCTTCGGCTGGGGACTATTATGAGCATTCGCGAAATGAGTTTTCTCCAGAGAATATGATCAAGTGTTTGCCGGGACCAATGCCTATGTGGAAGCTGAGTGTACACGAAAAATGTGGATATTTTGATGAAGGTTTATCGTATGCTGGAGATTGGGACATTTTTCTAAGAATGGTCGCAGCAGGTTCTAAATTTAAGAAAATTGATATTCCGCTGGGGCTATATTACTTTAATTCTGAGGGGTTATCAACCTCAACAGAAAACCAAATCCCTAGGGGAAAAGAAGAAGCAGAAGTCTTCTTTAAACATAAAAATGTATTCGGTGAAGCGAACTACAATAAATATAAAAATTACTTCTCACAATTTATAAGGAATGAAAATGAGTCAACAACGTAAATACCTCCCTACACTTTCTGAACTATGCGATAGATTGTCTATTGCTCAACTCAAAGAAGTGTTCATCCCCGAACACAAAGCAGAGTACGCCCAAGAGATATCAGATATCTGTCACGATATACAGCTTATTCTAAATGAAAGCCCCTCCAGTGTGAACGCAGAAACAATCAGGGCGATTGTCGTTCTTTCACAGATGAACCTGCACATTTGGCACAACGAATCTCAAGTTCGTGCTGGTACTGGTGACGGCGACTTAGCACTTACTCATGGGCTTAACGGTTTAAGGAATGTGGCAAAGAACAAGATTCAAGAGATTAATGGCGGAAGAAAAGATTATAAGATTGATTGTTTAGCAGCCGACTTTAAAGATTGGGAAATCAGCTGGGATAATGACTGAGGTTTATGACTTTGATGTTGTCATTATTGGAGCCGGACTTGTAGGATTAGCTGTAGCTAGAGAATTATCCTCGGTATATGATAATATCATATTAGTTGAAAAAGAGTCAAGTTTCGGACAGCACGTTTCGAGTCATAATAGCGAAGTTATCCACTCCGGCATATATTATCCCAAGGGCGCCCTTAAAACTAAACTATGTGTTGAGGGCAATAAACTGCTTTATAAATTTGCACAAAAATATGATATACCGCATAAGAAATGTGGAAAATTGATTGTGGCTACCTGTCCAGAAGAAGAACCTATTCTTGATCAACTTTATGAGCAGGGGAAGAAAAACGCGGTAGTAGGTATATCAATGATTGGCAAATCAGAGATCGCCAAAATAGAGCCAGCCGTTAAAGCAACAAAGGCACTCCACGTAGAATCTACAGGAATAATAGACAGCCATTCAGTTATGCAGCAGCTTGAGGCGTCAGCCTTAAATGCGGGGGTGGTCACTCTGTATAATACTGAAATAACATCGATTGATAAAAAAAATAACATTTATAAGTTGACAACTGATACAAATAATGATATTATACAAACAAGAATAGTAATTAACGCTGCAGGGCTCTGGAGCGACACTATTGCGGCAATGGTGGGAATAAATGATTATAAGATCCATTGGTGTAAAGGCGAGTATTATAAAACCAATAAACACAGGAATATGAAAAAGCTGATTTATCCGGTACCGGATCCTCAAGGCAAGTATTTGGGAATTCATACGGTACTAGATTTAAATGGCGGACTTCTTTTCGGACCAAATGCATATTATGTAGACAATCTCTCTTATGATATGAAAGAGAATAACAAGCCCCAGTTTTATGAGGCGATTAATCGATATTTAGATATCGGTTGGTGCGAGATAGAACCAGCGTTAACTGGCATAAGACCAAAACTTCAAGCTCCCGGCGAGAAATTTAGAGATTTTGTAATAGAAAATAACCAAAAACATGAGAATTTTATCAACATAGTAGGAATAGAATCACCGGGCTTGACAGCCTGTCTTGCTATTGCTAAACATACAAGGGGAATTATTAGATGAAAAAAGAACACGTATTAGTCACAGGAGGCGCCGGCTATATAGGCTCTGAACTGATCGATTACTTACTCCACGCAGGATATACTGTAACAGCGCTCGATAACTTAATGTATGATCCGACATCGTTGCTGCGCTATACCAACAATCCAGATTTTGGCTTCATCAAGGGGGACGTTAGAAACGTTCTATTGATGGAACGCCTTATGGCAGAAGCAGACATTATTATACCTTTGGCGGCATTGGTTGGCTTTCCTTTGTGCGATGAGGACCCCCGTGGTGCCCAAGAGATTAACCATGACGTTAATACTTGGATAGCAAAAAACAAAAAGCCAAATCAAAAGGTTATCTACCCCTGCACTAACTCTGGCTACGGCGTTAGTGTCGATGGTTCTGTCTGTACAGAAGAATCACCCCTTAATCCTATTTCGCTCTACGGACGCACCAAAGTGGCGGCAGAGAAAGAATATCAGGATGTTGACAACTGCATAACGTTTAGATTGGCTACTGTTTTCGGCCCGGGCTCACGCATGCGCACTGACCTCCTTGTAAACAACTTTGTTCTTAAGACATTGCGCGAGAGAGTTCTAGTGCTGTATGAATGTGAGTTCATGCGCAACTATGTGCATCTTCATGATGTTTGCCGCGGCTTTATGTTTATGCTCCGTAACTGGGAAGATTGTAAAAATGAAACATATAATCTTGGAAATGATGAACTGAATATGAACAAGCTCCAGTTAGCCGAAAAGATTCAAGAGCATCTTCCTCTGGAGATTATCCGCGCGGAGATTAACAGTGATCCTGATACCCGCGACTACATTGTTAGTAGCGATAAGATCTATAATAAAGGCTACAAGTGTAAATATGATCTCGATGACGGAATCAGACAACTTATAACAGCATATGCTATCATAGAAAGCCCTTGGTACGCAAACTATTAATATGAAACAGATAGACGTATTATTCGTACACCCCAATGGCGCCCAAATAATTTATCAAGAGCTAAGTAAGAACTATTCAGCGATTGAACCGCCTATATGGGCAGCGCTGCTGGCAAAAAATGCCCTCACAAAGGGGTTTACTACAAATATTCTTGATTGTGAAGCAGAAAGAATAGACGCATCAGAATCAGCAAAACGAGTAAAAGAGCAGAATCCTCGTTTGGTGGCGATAGTGGTATACGGACAACAGCCCTCGGCATCAACTCAAAATATGATTGGTGCTCGAATGTTGATAGAACAACTGAACGTGATTGCTCCAGAGCTTAAGACGATCCTCATTGGTTTGCACCCCTCTGCAGTCGCTCGCCAAACGTTAGAAACCGAGCACTCCGATTTTGTTTGCCAAGGCGAAGGACCATATACTATTCAAAAGCTACTAGAAATCGATATGGACGATGCTGCCGCTCTAAGCACCGTACCCGGGCTCTGGTACCGTGCCGGAGGAAAGACCCGCTACACAACCCCCGCGCCGATTATACCGCAAGAGAAGCTCTCTACGGAGCTACCCGGCATGGCGTGGGAGTTATTGCCGATGGATAAGTACCGTACATCCAACTGGCATGCAATGACAAACGGAGATGACCGTCAACCATTCGCTTCTTTATATACGAGCTTAGGTTGTCCGTTCCGTTGTAGTTTCTGCTGTATTAACGCACCCTTCGGTAACAATAACTTGGAAAATTGGGACTACGGCCGCAATAAATTCAGATTTTGGGAACCAGAGTTTATCATCGAAGAGTTTGAGACTCTTCATAAGATGGGAATTCGAAATATTAAGCTAGCTGATGAAATGTTTGTTTTAAATCAAGATCATTTCATGAAGCTGTGCAACTTGATTATTGAAAGAGGATATGATTTTAACTTCTGGGCGTACGCTCGTGTAGATACAGTTAAAGAAGAATATCTTGAAACATTAAAGAAAGCCGGCGTTAACTGGCTAGCCTTGGGAATCGAATCGGGAAACACTGAAGTTCGAAAGGATGTAACAAAGGGTAAGTTCACAGATGTAAAGATTCAGGATTTAGTAAAGAAGATCCAAGACGCCGGCATCGCCGTCATCGGTAACTATATTTTTGGACTTCCCGAAGATACCATTGAAACAATGCAAGATACCTTAGATATGGCCATGGAACTAAACTGTGAGTTTGCAAACTTCTATTCAACGATGGCTTATCCTGG